GTTTACAGATAAAGCTTTATATCTGAAAACAACTAACATTCAAATTTCCAATCTATTCTTACGAATAAGTAGGGGGATTCAAAGCCAGAATATGTCTTGCTGTACTGATTTAACAATTGTTAGGAAATCTCTGGTTAGAGATTTCTACAATCATTGTTTAGTAAAAAAACGTATATTAATTAAAAAGGGTTATTCAAAGAATGAAGCTTCAAAGTTGTTAACAACTGAGATGCAGGAATTCAGGAAGAATTTATCCTTACAATTAGATTCCCTGCGTGGAATTCCATATACTTTTTTGATTACTAAAGATTTGTTTTTGATGGACGTGATAAAATTTTGTGCTGCTGAGGTTGCCGTATTATACGACCTTTTCCCCGACTTTAATTCTAAGTTTAATTATAATCAACAAATTAAACTGTTATTAAATGCACTTTCAACCATCCATCCTGATGATTGGATTAGTTCTATAAAATACCATACTGCCTATCCTATGGCACGATATTTTTCTTTGCGTGGCTATTCCGACCCAGCAGATCCCCAAACAGATATTATGCCATCTCGGCCTAAGTCTTTTGTTGGTTCTCCTTGGATTTGGACTGGACAAGTAAAGAGCTTTTTAAAGAACAAAATTAATAATAATAATGAGCTCGCTAGAACATTAGGTTTTAGCTTTTTACAAGGAATTAAAAGGGGTTGCGCTGCAGTCCCTGAGTCATTCTTGTTAAAAGAGTTAAAATCGCATGTCATTGCTATGACTACTCTTCCCCTTCATAAACCTACTACTTTAAAAATTAGTAATTTCACAGGTGAAGTTTGGAATGAAGATGATGACCAGCTGCTTGAAGGTGAATTTGATCATTCGTCCCCTTTTTATTTTGAAGAGGTTGACGTAATATCAGAAACATTTTTAGCTTCTGTTCACTCCTTTTTCCGATCTTCAGCTAGACCTTACAAACCAAAAGTATATGAGCCTTCCCATAATTCCTGTTATGAAAATACAAGGACTATCGGGGGCTCTTATTATACTATTGTTAAAGAGCTAGATTTGAAGTGGGTTGAGTCAGAGCCCATTATATGTAAAGATAAAATTAGAACTAATCATTCTTATACATTACCTGATATGGACTTGGTTTTAGACATATGTCGTGAAAAAATTAAGAGTAGGAGTAATCTCTCATCTCTAAATGATTTTGACGTATTTTTTGCCAAGCCTGAATTAGAATTAGATTCAAATGGAATTAGTTTTAATTGGAGGCCTACCCCTGATGTTTTTGACATTAGTAGTGACTTACAATTGGAATTAAATAATATTGCCCGGGAAAACTCAATGCCTATAAATACAGCTGTGATACCGTTATCTGAACCTTTAAAAGTTCGTGTGATAACTAAATCTGAAGCTTTATCTTCATATGCATGCAAGTCTCTCCAAAAGGCTATGAAGAACTATATTGATCGTTTCCCTTCTCTTATATTAACCACCCGTCCTTTACAACCCCAAGATTTTAGGGAAGTATGGGAGCGAGAGTTTAATCTACAAGAAAAGATTCGTCAATTTAAACGTCTTCGTAATTTTACATTTGATTTTAAACTACATACATCCGGTGATTATAAGGCAGCTACAGATAAGCTGAATATACATTTTACTAAACTCATCTTCGAAGAGTTTCTTGCTAAATTGAATATTCCTTCCTCTGATCTAGATATATATCGTCAAGTGCTTTATGCACAAAGACTTCATTATCCTGATAAGTATGCTGCACCTTTACGTAAGGAGTTTCCTCATTTTAATGTTTCAAGTTCATCAACCGACTTTTCCGTTATTCAACAGAATGGTCAGTTAATGGGTTCAATATTATCCTTCCCCATACTTTGTATAGCAAATTTAATTTGCTATAAGTTGGCTTTGGAAGAATATATTAACTTGAACAATGATGGTAACAAATTTATTGTAAATGTTTTTGATTTACCTGTTTTAGTTAATGGAGATGACATCTATTTCCGTACCAACCCAATAATGTATAAAATTTGGCTTAAATATATTAATATTGCCGGATTTCAATTATCGGTTGGGAAGAACTATGTTCATCCTTCGACTTTTACAATTAATTCACAGTGCTTTAATTATGATACTGTTACTGATGCTCTCCATGAGCAAACCTACCTTAATACTGGCCTTTTAATAGGACAATCTAAAGGTGGTTCCATGGAAGAGGTAGTTCCCGTTTGGGATCTATATAATAAGGTTTTAGCAGGGGCCCATAATAAGGTCCACGCTCATAACCGATTTTTATATCATCATAAACAGACTCTTAATTCAGTTTCAAAAAAAGGTTTTTATAATTTCTTCCTTCCTCCTGTACTAGGCGGTCTTGGCTTCAAGAGATCAAGCAGTGAAATACCTGTTTCGATCACCTGTCGTCAACGACAACTTGCCACTTTCTTACATAACCAGATTGTTCCGATGCTAGGTGTACCCAAAATTGGGAAGCCCCTGATGTCCACAATCAAAATGGTAGATAAATTAAGTGTTAAGATCGCCGAACCTTATAAAGGTGAGCCCATATATATGTCATGTCATGCTATCGGCCCTCTTCCTGAGGGTTTTATTAGACCTAAAGAAGAAAAGTCTATTGATCACATGTTTGTACATATGATAGCTGAACCAACAATTTTAAAGGTACCAAACTGTCTTTTTGATGATAATGCCACAGGCTTCGAGTTAATCGAAGTAGCAGCAGAATTCAATCCGCACTGTTTACGTTTCCAAGGACTAGATACTACAACTCTTAAAGCTTTCTATAAGTCTAACCGATATCGGGGACAACTAGATTTCTTTAATTTTGATGACTCAGTCGAAGGAAACTATCCTTATATAATTGTTAAAGCTATACAATATGATGCTATTACTATGGAAGAAAATTTGAATAAGTTGTCAGTGAAGTCAGTTTTAGACGACATAATTGGTATGATTGAAGTTAATCATAGCCCACGAAACCAGGAAGATCAGAAATGATCTTCCTTTAAAGTTTATATAATTATGACTCTTCCCGCTGCCCTCGCTGCTCTCAATTTAGCTACTAATGCACTAAAAAATGCAAAAAAGAATCCTAAAAAGGAAAACAAAGTTCAACAAAAGTTGATGAATCATCCTAAGACTCAGAAATCTGGTTACAAATCTCCTGCCATGTCTGGCAGTATATTTGCTCAAGTTCTCTCAGATCCTTTTGCTCCTTCATCAATTGGTTGTAAGGTTCCTGATCCATTTCCCTTCCCTACCGTTAGTTACCATATGCACCAGACAACTGTCTTAGGTACATCTGGAACTGATACGTCTGGGGGGGTAATGTTTTTACCTTCACCAATTTTCTCTTTAGTTGATACCAATCATATGAATGATGCCACAAAGAATTCAGTAATAAGTTCAAGCTTTACTCGTTATAGCTCTACCAGCACTAATTTAAACTATGGCCTGCTCGCTTCGACAGGTTTAGGTTCATTAAGTGATGTGCTAGAGTCATATAGAGTAGTTTCCTGGGGTATAAAGATTTCCAATCTTCAACCTGAACTATCCGCTACTGGACGACTTATGATAGCTTTCCTACCTATTGGTGATACTGTCCCTACCTATGCTGATATTAACAGCACTGCCTTCCTTGTTGCTGGCATTACACCTATTACAGGTGTACCTGCTAGTGCCCTTAACTCGTCTGCTATTTTACAATTACCGACTGCTCTAGAATTTACCGTGGGGGATTTACTCCGCGGTGATATAGAACTATCTGGTATGTACACTAACTCCGTGTTTTGGTCATTTAAGGTTCCTGCTGCATTTACCACTATGTTCACCAGCTTAAACGTTGGTGATGAAGTAGGAGTAAATTCAACTGGAGTTGCAAGTCAAGCCACAACTGGCTATAAAGATTCAACTAGAATGAATGGTGGTGTAGGTATTGTCCTCTATTATGAGGGTATTCCCTTAACCACCTCTGCATTCCAAGTCGAAACTATATACCATTTGGAAGGTACTCCTTCAATAACCTCTTCATCGGCTACTAAACCCTCGCCTTCTAACACTTGTAAGCCATATCCTGGCACAAGCGCTGAAGTAGACAAGGGTCTTTCTGCCGTTAATGGTATTGATAAAGTTGTTAAATTTGTTGATAGGGGCGCCAATTTCTTGAACAAGAACAAGAAGAGCATGAAGTCTTTAATGACTGTTGCTCGAAGTGTTCTTGCCTAGAGAGTGGTTTATGCTTTGCTTATTTTATTATTATTGTTCTTTATGTTTTATTTTGCTGTTTACAGCTATTTTTGAGTTAAATCGTTTTGTTAGTTTTGTAAAAACTAACGCCATGTGTCGACCTTACCCATCTCACAGTTCCCTGAACTGTATACTGTTAACCCTTGCCGGGTTACCAGGTTTCCTATCG